GTCCATCTACACCGTGCTGCCCATGCACGAGGTGATTCGTCTGATCGATCAAGAGTAATGCCTCGGCGCGAGACGGAGGTCGACCGAGTCAACGGTCGGATCATCGCAGACGCGTTCCTGCCGGTGCTGAAGTGCGACAGCTGGTTCGAGCTGCCAGATCTGAGCGCAACCGACTTCGCGCTTCGCTCCGCCCACCGTTGGGTGGGACTGCTGGAGGCGAAGCGACGATACGTTCACAGCGAAGCGTACGACAGCTACACCATGAGCGTAGACAAGTGGCAACGGATGGTGGCAGCTGGTAAGGAGGTAGACGCCCCGGTGTTCTACGCCCTGCACTTCGCAGACTGCGCGCTCTGGACGGTAGTGATGGATGACCCCGGCCTGAAGGTGGTCAAGAGCGGGCGCAACGATCGAGGGCAGGCAACGGGCTGGCAGGACACGATGTACGTCCCGCGCGACTGGTTCAGACCGTTCTCTCTGTGGGGACACGGAATCGTCAGGGGCAGCTCGACAGGACGCGCCCTCGGCAACTGAAGTGAGGCATCCGCTGAACGAGCGGTACGCAGAAGGGTTGGCCCGGCATCCCGGGAGCATTCCAACCGAGGTAGTGACATGAACGTATCGGTGTTCGTAGACTTTGTGATTCGCACGGCGGCAGTGGGTGGCATCGCGTGGCTGTTGTGGTGGCTGGTGGATTTCCTCAAGATCCCCGACCCCTTCAACAAGTTCCTGCGAGGAGCTATCGCCGTTGTGTCGGTGGTGTTCCTGATCGCGCTCTTGCTGGTCTTCGTTGAAGGCGGCGAATCGAGGTCTTGGTTCAGGTTCAGGTAGGCAACGCGGCCCCGGGGGAACCCGGGGTCGTCCAATGAGACGATTGGCGCCTTAATCGCATCAGTCTGGAAATCACCCAGAATCTGGCGCAATTCAACCCATATCAATCGAATATCAGATCTGGGTCTGATTCTCCTCTCGAACGCACCAAAAAGGAGCGCATGGAAACCCCCGGGGAAACCAAACGACAGGGCCGCGGCGGCTTTCGCCCCGGATCTGGACGCCCGAAGGGCGCGAAGACGAAGCTGAAGGGCGCCGGCAAGCGCGGGCCCGTATCGCAGGCTGTGGTGGCTGGGGCGCTCGCTCTGGCGTCCACCGGACTGGCAATGAAGGGCGACGCGCCTGTGGTGGCCCCAGAGGGCATCAGCGCGAAGGACTTGCTCCTGACGACGATGCGGATGGCGTGGGAGAGCGCGCACGCAAAGGCGGCCGAGGCCCGGGAGCTCGATGCGCTTGCCGCGGCTGCGACCGACGGCGACGTGATGGAGAGCTTCAGGAAGACAGCCAACGAGCTGAGGATGGAGGCGGGCCGGCACGTTGGCATCGCCCAGCAGGCGGCGAAGGACGTGGCACCGTACGAGCACGCGAGGCTCCAGAGCGTGGATGCGACGGTTGCCGGCGGCATCGTCGTTGAGATCAAGCAGTACACGGCGCCCAGCAAGGACATCTCTGGGCCCGCCAACCCAAAGGGGGGATGATGGGCAAGAGAGTGGGACCATACGAAGCACACGAGCTGCGGATGTTCAGCGAGCTTATCGATCTGTCCGATCGCATCGAGAAGCTCGCCGCGTTCCTGCGCGTCCAGCCGGAAGGCGTGGAGCTGACGCTCAACCAGCGCGCCCTGCTGGAGCTCCAGCTGAAGCACATGGGCGGCTATCAGGTGGTGCTGACCCAGAGGGTCCAAGCTCTTGGCTGAGCCGACTCGACTGACGGTTCCCAACGACTGGGATCCTCGCGAGCACCAGCTGGGCTTCTGGAACTACATGGCAGCCGGCGGGCTCCGGGCGGTGGCAGTGTGGCACCGGCGCGCGGGTAAGGACTCGACGGCGCTCAACTGGACGTGCGTCGCCGCCCACCAGCGCGTTGGGAGCTACCTGCACATGCTGCCCGAGGCCGCGCAAGCGCGGAAGGCAATCTGGCTGGCGATCGACAAGCAGGGTAGGCGCGTGATCGATCAGGTGTTCCCAATCGCTCTGCGGGCGCGCACGGTGGATCAGGAAATGTTCATCGAGCTCAAGAACGGCTCGACATGGGGCGTCGCGGGGTCGGACAACTACAACAGCCTCGTGGGCACCAACTATGTGGGCGTCACGTTCAGCGAGTACAGCGTGGGCAACCCGGCGGCGTGGGACTACCTGCGACCGATCCTGACCGAGAACGGTGGCTGGGCGGTGTTCATCTACACGCCGCGCGGCCGCAATCACGGGCACACGCTGTACCGGATGGCGGAGAAGAACCCGGACTGGTTCTCTGAGCTCCTGTCGGTGACCGACACGCGCCTGATCCCGCCCGAGGCGATTCAGGCCGAGCGCGACTCCGGCATGGACGACGACATGGTCGACCAAGAGTTTTTCTGCTCGTGGGAAGGCGTGCGTCAGGGCAGCATCTTTGGGCAGGCGCTGGCAGCCGCCCGGGCAGCCGGCCGCATCGGGCGCTTCCCGTACGATCCGCGGCACCCGGTCAACACGTTCTGGGACATCGGGCACAGCGACACGACGGCGATCTGGTTCCACCAGCAGGTGCAAGGCGAGGACCGCTTCATCCACGCGTACGAGGAGGCCGGCGAGAGCGTGCCGCACTTCGTCCGCTACCTGAAGGAGCGCGGCTACCTGTACGGCCACCACCACCTGCCGCACGACTGCAAGAACGTCACGCTGGCCAGCAAGTCGAACCCGCTTGGCGCGAACGTGTGGGACCAGATGTTCGGGCTCGGCATGCGCGACCTAGTGCGGGTCGATCGGACGCCAGACGTGTGGACATCGGTCAACCTGACGCGCACCCGCATGGGCACCGCGTCGTTCGATGCCGAGGGATGCAAGCGCGGGATCGAGGCGCTGGAGTCGTACCACAAGAAGTGGAACGAGTCGACGCGATCGTACAGCAGCGAGCCGGTCCACGACTGGTCATCGAATTATGCAGACGCCATCCGACAGTGGGCAGATGGCTGGAAGGCCAAGAGCGCGAGCACGATCACGTTCCCCAGCTTCTCCGGCTCGCCCACCCAGCTGCCTCGCAACGCACCGCGCGTGAGCAGCGTGGGCAACCGTCGAGTGGGCTACTGACAATAGGACAATGATGCCTGAACCGATCGAAACGCAAGAGCCTCAGTTCGTCGATGACGAGCAGCCCGAGTTCGGGCAGGGCGAGGTCGTCTACGACATGGAGGACGGCAGCAACCCGGCCCAGCACGAGGCCGCCGAGAAGCTGAAGCAGGTCAGCGCGGAGCAGCTCCAGAATCTGGGGCACATGATCCTCGCGAAGTTCAACGACAGCGAGATCAAGCGGCAGTACATCGAGACGCGCTGGCTGGAAGACCTGCGGCAGTATCACGGCCGCTACGATCCGAGCATCGAGAAGGAGCTGGACGAGGCCGAGAGCTGCGCCCTGTTCCTGAACATCACCAAGCCCAAGACCCACGCGTTCAGCGCGCGAGTGATGGACATGGTCCTGCCCACCGACGAGAAGAACTGGGGCATGGAGAACACGCCGGTGCCGGAGATGGTCGGCAAGGCGCAGAAGGGCGCGCTGCCTGAAGCTGTTGCCGGCACGACGAACCCGGAGACGGGCGCGCTGGAGCCAACGACCACTCCCGAGAACAACGTGGTGCTCCAGACGGACATCGAGCGCGCGGTGAAGGAAGAGGCCGCGTCGCGGTGCGAGGACATGGAGAGCGAGGTCGAGGACCAACTGACCGAGGCGAACGTCAACGCTGTCCAGCGCAAGGCGATCGAGCAGATGGCCAAGCTGGGCACGGGCATCGTGATGGGCCCGGCGATCCTCGACGAGTGGCGCGTGACATGGAAGCCTCAAGAGCGGATGGGGGTGGACGGGCAGCCGAATGGGTACGACTACGTCCGCACGCTGGTGAAGAACACCGACATGCGTCCGGGCTTGCAGTGGGTGGACTGCTGGAACTTCTACCCGGACATGAGCTCCGAGGCGCCCGAGGACTGGGAGTTCGCGTTCGTCCAGTACCTCGTGAACAAGGCGACGTTCAGGAAGTACGCGAAGCGGTTCAACTTCATCCCGGCGGCAGTGGAGCGGGCGCTGGAGCAGGCGCCGTTCAACGTCCACATGCTGCGCTGGATGACCGAGCTGCGGCAGCTGAGCGAGACGAGCAACATCATCGACCAGCGGTACAGGCTCCTGCGGTACTACGGCGAGCTCACGGCGGACGACCTGCGCGCTGTGGACATGGAGCCCGACGCGATGGGCGTGTCCGACGTCGTGATGGGAGTGGTCTGGATCTGCGGCGGCGAGGTGCTGAAGGTCGACATCAACCCGCTCGACAGCGGATCGATGCCGTTCAACGTCTGCTACTGCGACAAGGACGAGGCGTCGCCGTTCGGCACGGGGATCCCGCGGCTGATGCGCGGCGAGCAAGATTCGGTGAACGCGGCGTGGCGCATGAAGCACGACAACGCGGGCCTGAGCGTGTGCCCGCAGACCGTGATGCGCGCCAACGCTGTGACGCCGGCGGACGGCGACTACCACATGAAGCCCAAGAAGCTGTGGTACGTCGCGGATGACGTGGCGCGAGTGGGCGACGTGTTCGCTCAGTTCTCGATCGACAGCCATCAGGCGGAGCTCGACAACATCCTCCAGCTGGCCATCAGGTTCGCCGACGACGTGACCCAGCTGCCTCTCATCATGCAGGGCGAGATGGCCCCGCATATCACGCAGACGGCGCAGGGAATGAGCCTGCTGTACAACGCGTCCACCGTGGTGCTCCGGCGCACCGTGAAGTTCTTCGACGACTACATGACGATCCCGCTCATCAACAAGTTCTACGAGTGGAACATGCAGTTCAACCCGCGCGACGACATCAAGGGCGACTTCCGCTCGGTCGCCCGCGGCAGCTCGACGCTGCTCGACAAGGAGCAGCAGGGGCAGGCGCTGAGCGAGGCGATGGCCATCGCAATGCAGCCGACGTGGCAGCCGTACACCGACATGAAGAAGCTGTACCAGCAGGCGCTGAAGGCCAAGCGGATTCAGGACATCATCCTGCCCGACGAGGAGATCAAGAAGAACCTCGACCAGCAACAGCAGGCGGCTGCGGCGCAGGCGGCCGGAGCGCAGGGAGCGCAGGCAGGACCGGCTGGCCCGGACCCGAATCTGGAGCAAGCCAAGCTGGCGATGAAGCAGGCCGAGATCGACGCGCGCAACCGGCAGACCGAAAGTCAGGAGCGCATCGCGGTCGCCCGCATCGCGTCCGACCAGAAGATATCGCTCGAACAGGCGCAGGCGCGGCTCGCCGGCATCAAGATCGGCAAGGACGTCGAGGCGCAGATGTTCAACAGCGAGATGGACACCAAGCTGAAGATGGGGACGGGCATTTGACATGAGCGTGACAGAAGAGCTGGACCTTTCGTCAGACGCTGGAGCCAAGCTGAAGCGCGCCATCATCGCTCGCATCGAGTACAAGACGAAGCAACTGGAGAGCCCGGACATGACCGAACGCGAAACGCAGCTCGCCCGGGGCGCCATCCAAGAGCTGCGGAATCTGCTGGCGGATAGGCCGCCGCACGTTGCCCCGCTACGCTATAGCGGGATGAACCCTAGGGGGATCGTATGACAGACGCAGTGACACACAACACCGACCCGGCAACCGGCGCCATCATCGCTCCCGAGGAGCTGACGCCCGAACAGGAAGACGCCGCGTACGAGGCTGCGTTCAACGAACAAGTGGCGAAGCTGGAGACGGAAGACCCGGATCCCTCGCCCACCATTGAGGACGCGGCGCCTGCGCCAGCGCCCGTGACGGCAGCGCCGCCGGATGACCCCGACGCTGACTTGCTTGGACTCATCCCCGCGGATAAGCGCGACGCGCTGGCACAGCGCCTCAAAGCCGCCGCTGACGCTGAGGCCAAAGCGAAGAAGCTCGAACAGGACAACCGCAGCATGGCTGGCAGAATGTCCGCGTACCAGAGACGGTACGAGGAAGCAGCAGGCAAACGCACTCCGGCAGCCGAAGCCGCTCCCGCAGCCACACAAGAGGAGCCACCGGAGTGGGTGCAGTTCGCTCAGGACTACCCCGACATCGCGAAGGCGATCGAGGCCCGCACGTCGAAAGGCGCGGCCGGCAACGATCCCAAGATCGCGGAGGCGGTGGAGTACATCGAGAGCGAGAAGAAGAACCGCTACATGCAGGACGCTTGGGAAGCAGTCGAGAGCGTCCACGCAGGTTGGCGGGACGTAGCACGCAGCAGTGAGTTTCAAGCGTGGAAGGCCACCTCTACAACGTATGAGAAGCTCGCGTCCAGTGACGATGTCGCTGACGCCATTGCGCTCTTCGATCTGTACGGGGCACACCGCGCTCGGTCGACCGCACCAACGCCGGATCCCACAAAAGTCGCTGCCGCTGCAACGCTGGCCGCGCGACGGGGCGCCCAAGCTGAAGGAGCGCGCACACCAACGAACCGGGCCACCGCCCCCAACCAATCAGTGGATCTCAGCGACGAGGACCAACTCTTCGCGTTCTACGCGAAAAAGTCCAACGAGCGACTGAAGAGCCGCTACGCATAAGGAACTACCATGCCTTTGAACACCTACGCCACCGCGGCACAACGCACCAACGTCTACGCCGCCACCGTTTTTCTGGAGCACGCTGCTCCCCAAGAAGTCTTCGCCAAGTTCGGCGAGGTCAAGCCCATGCCGAAGAACAAGGCCGAGGTCATCTCGTTCCGGCGTTCGGTTCCGTTCCCGAAGCTGACGACTGAACTTGCGGAAGGCGTCACGCCCACCGCGCGTCAGATGCAGTTCGAGGACGTCACCGCGACGATGCAGGAATGGGGCGACGTGGTCGAGACGACCGATCGCGTCCGCGAGCTGTCGGAAGATCCCGTGCTGGCCGAGGCGAGCAAGAACCTCGGTGAGCAAGCGATCGAGACGATCGAAGGCGTCATCTACGGCGTGCTGAAGGCGGGCTCGCAAGTGGGCTACGCCAACGGCGTTGCGCGCTCGGACGTCAACACGGCGCTGTCTTCGCTGAAGATCCACGCCGCGACTCGTGTGCTCAACTCGCAGCGCGCAAAATTCATCACCGAGGTGATGTCTCCGTCTGTGAATTACGACACGCGTGCAATCGAGGCCGGCTACGTCTGCTTCGCGCACACCGACTGCGAGCACGACATCCGCGCTCTCTCCGGGTTCGTCCCGGTCGCCAAGTACGGCAGCCGCAAGCCGATCTCGGTGTACGAGCTCGGTTCGTTCGAGAACATCCGCTTCATCCTGACGGTCAACGCCGAGCCGTTCATCGCTGCCGGCAGCTCGACCGAGAACGGGATGAAGTTCGTCACGGCCGACAAGGTCGACGTCTACCCGTACATCTTCATCGCTCGCGGCGCGTTCGCGCAGGTTCCCCTCAAGGGCGCGAAGTCGGTCGAGATGTTTGTTCACACTGGCGGCGACAAGTCTGACCCGCTGAACCAGCGTGACGTGGTGGGCGCGAAGTATTGGTTCACCGCTCTGCGTCTCAACGAAAACTGGATGTATCGGTTGGAGTGCGGCGTCACCTCGCTGTAATCGTCTGACCCCGGCTGGCACTCCGCTGGCCGGGGAATCCCCTGACGTGTAACCATAGCCCCTTGGGCTCTAAACTGGAGAATCAGATGGCACGACTTCAAGACATTCAGTACCGCACTCTGCGGGAACTCATCGGCACGCGGATCCTCTCGCGCTCGCTGGTCAATCTGCAAAACTCGACGGCGACGTTCGACAGCGTCACCGAGCCGGATGCGATCATCGTCGGTTTGGCCGGCGGCGGAGCGTTCACAACGGCCGACGTGACCAACAAGGTGCTGGCGACGCTGCCGGCGCTTCAGAACCCAGTCACGGGCAGCGACGTGTACTACGATCAACCGAAGAGCACGACCGTGTACTACCTCTGGGTGGTCAACGCGGCCGGCACTTCGTACGTCATTCAGGGCACCTATGCAAATCAGGTGCTGGGCTACGGTTTCCCGCGTGGTCCGAAGGGCGACGGATCGATCCCCGACATCGCGGTACCGGACACCTACGCTCCGGTGGCCGTGTTCAAGGTGGTGAACGGAACGAACGCTGTCTGGGTGCCCGGCACGACAAACTGGGACGCGGTCGGCGTAGTTTCCAGCGCGGCGCCTGTCGGCATCCTGACCGCTGACGTGACGAAGTACACGTTCGTCGCCGGCGGCGCGTAACCCGTAGTCGAGATCTCAATAAGCCGGCGCAGATCGGCCTAGTAACACGCCCCGGGAGCCACGCGCCCCCGGGGCTCTTCCAACCACAGGAGCGGAGACAACATGGTAACGAAAGCAAAGAGCAAGGAAGCAGCGACGCAGGCTCTCGCGCAGGTCGCGAAGGGCATCATGGACGAGATCGAGGCCGATCACGTCGACCACACCGACTACCGGCTGGGCAAGACCGACGTTCACGGCAACGTGTTGCGCGCCAAGTTCACGCTTCAGCCGCGCGAGAAGGCACCCAACCCGCTGTCCGTCGTGGTGAACGAGGAGATCTACTGGATTCCCCGCGGCGTCGAAGTGGAGCTGCCGTGGTACGTCGTGACGCACATGAAGAACAACATCGAGCGCCGCTTCATGCGGAAGAAGGACGAGCAGGGCAAGAACATCGTCGTCTCGATGGACGTCCCGAGCGAGCCCTTCAACTACATGCCGATCGACCCGGCCCCGGGCGTCTCGCTGTAGCCCATGCGCCTCGCCCGCACCGGCACGCCAGAGCACCTGCGCTCCGCCGGGACGGGCGCTTCTGAGCGCGCTCGCTCTTCAGGGCACCGCACCTCAGAGTATCTGCTGGACCCGTACTACCGCGCCCACCCGCCTCAGCTTGGATGCACGCTCTACTCTGTCCAAGCGGTCGCGGGGCTCGGCGTCGCCGGGTGTATGGTGGCCGGCGTTGATCGCGGCACCCGACCATAGGATGATTGCATGACATCGTTCACCGACTATTCCACCATCGTCACAGCGTCGTGGTTGAACGCAGCCGACGGCATCGTTACTGATCCCGCTGTGGTGGCGCTCGCCAGCGTCACGCCAGCGTCCGATCGTCTCCCCTACTACACCGGGCCCGCATCAGCGGCTCTCGCCACATTCACCGCTACCGGGCGCGCTATCGTTGGGTCCGCCACGTCTGCCGCCGTCCTGACCGCCATTGGCGGCGCTCCTCTCGCGAGCCCGCAGTTCACTGGCACGGTCAACATGGCCGGGGATCTAGTCGTTGACGGCGCGGTCACCCTGTCCAGCGGCAACAACACATGGGTGGGCGGGATCTCGCGTCCGCTCGCCAATCGCCTGACGACGGTCTTCACGCCCGAGGACTTTGGGTGCGTCGGCAACGGATCGACGGACGACACCGTCAACTTTGGCAAGATGATGACCGCGGTCGCGGCTGCCGGCGGCGGAGTGGTGCGCCTGCGGCGAGACGCGAACTACGCGATTGCACCGACGGCGCTCAACGGCGCCAGCATGTTCACGCTCAACAACGTCAACGGGCTGGACTTCGATGGCAGCGGCGCCCTGATCACGATCAATTACACATACACCTACGGGCCAGCCGCCTACCACAACGTCTTCTACTTCACGTCGTCGCAGAACCTGTTCATCCGCAACATCCGCGTCACTGGGATGGCGATCGACCCGACGAACGTCTACTCCAATCCCACTGGGTTCCGCTCGTTTGTGTTCGGCCCGTCGTGCAAGAACGTGGTGGTGGACAACATGACGCAGTACGGGGGCAACGAGTCAGTGGCGTCCTACTTGGGAGCGTCATACACCGAGGCCGAGCAGCCAGAAAACTTCCGCTTCACCAACATCGTCAGCAACTGGACGGTCTACGGGCCGAGCTTCAGCAGCGGCGGCAAGAACGTCTATGTGCAAGCGAAGGTGTCAAACCAAGCGCGGGGTCTGTTCATCGAGAGCGTCCAAAACGGCACCTTCGTCCTCGACAGCTGCGACGCGTACATGGCCGACGTGTTGGTGTCGGCGTCCCACAGCTCTGTGCAAGAGGTGAAGGTATGCCGGAATCTCGACATCACATACCGCGCCTCTGGCCGCACGCGCAACAGCACGGCAATGGCGTGCAACATCCTGCCGCGCAGCGATGATGGCGGCGCGGCGTCAATCAGCAACGTCAAGTTCAAGTTCGACATCGACGCGGCTGGTGGCAGCAACGTCAGCGTTGTGTGTCAGGCGTACCGGCAGTATCCCTACGGCACGCTGGACACCGGCATCGCTCGCGGCCACACGGTGGAGGAGATTGAGTTCTCCGGCTCCATCCGCAACGTCACCTCGACGGAGAAAGTGTTCGAGCTGTTCGAGGGATGGCCGGCTGGAGAGAACGTTAGGAACATCAGCTTCAACGGCGTCAGCGTCACAGGCTCAGGCAACAGTTCGATCACGGTGGACCGCACTCCGTTCGATGGACCGCTGAGCTTCAAGAACGTCTACGTCAACTGCGGCACCACCGACATCGTGTACACGGGAACATGGAACGCCACCACGACGATGGACAACGTGATCTCGTACAACACGCGGTGGGGAACGACCGTTGTCGGAAAGCTGCACATCGGTGGAGAGTCAAGCGCGCACGCTCTCTACACTGCTGGTGGGCGCATCCAGTTCAACCTGAGCGGCGCTACTGGTTGTGAGATGACTCAGAACACCGCCGGATCGCTCATCGCCAATCTGGCGACGACTGTCACTACTGCTGGGCAGGCGTATGGGATGCAAATCGCTGCCGGGACCAACAGCAGCGACTACGCCCTGCGCGTGTGGAAGCAAGACGGCACCACCAAGATCTTTGACTGCTTGGGCAGCGGCTACGTCGGGGTCGGAGGCACGCCCCTCGCTCCGTTCCATGTGATTGAGGGAACGGCGACGATGATCGCGCAGTTTCAGGGCACGCCCATCTACGGCAACAAGACCTACTCGCAGAACTTGTTCGGCAAGCAGGCGACCAATGAGGGGATGCTGTTTGGTCACGTCTACGATACCGGCACCCCCGGCAACTCTTTTGCCGCCCTGAACTTCTATGGCGGAGGGGTGGGCGACGTGATGAAGTTCGGCGTGAACAAGAACGTCATCATCGGGTCCGCCGCTCTCGCGACCAATGCGACCGCTGGATTCCCGTGGATCCCGTCGTGCGCTGGCGTGCCAACCGGCGCCCCAACCGCGCCGTACACCAACGCCTCAGCGATGGTGGTCGACACGACGAACAACAGAATCTATTTCTTGGTCGGCGCGACGTGGCGCTACGCGACGCTCACCTAAAACGAGGACCAGATGCCCACCTTCCTACAGCTTTGCCAGACCGTGCGCCAAGAGTGCGGCGTCGCCGGCGACGGCCCTACCTCTGTGCTCAACCAAGTGGGCGTGCTCAAGAAAATCGTCGACCGCACCGCGCGAGCGTGGATCGACATTCAGGCGTCTCGCCCGTACTGGAAGTTCCTCCGCAACCAGTTCACGTTCCAAACGGTGGTGGGTGTGCGCGAGTACGACGTGGCGGCAGACCTTTCGCTCACGACGTGCGACAAGTTCGATCGCGAGAACACCTATCTGTACCTCACATCGACAGAAGACGAGCAGGAGCTGCGGTGGAGGGCGTACGACTACTTCCGCAAGAGCTACCGCACCTACCCACCCGGCCGCCCCACCGTCATCACTGAGGCGCCCGGGCGCGTGCTGGCGTTCAACTCCACGCCAGACGCCATCTACACCGTCACCTTTGACTACTGGATGACGCCGGAGAGGCTGTCGCAGAACAACGACGTCCCCGCGTCTCCCGAGCACCTGCATGACGCGATCGTGTGGAAGTCGGTGATGATGTTCGCCGGGAACGAGGGCGCGACCGAGCTGTACGGGTACGCGAAATCGATGTACGTTCCGATCTCCTTGCAGCTGACCGTCGATCAGGGCGAAATGCCGGCATCAGTCGCCGCCCACCCGATCGCCCGCGGCACGAGAGACACCTCGATCGGGTTCAAATAATGGGTTGGCTCTCCTCACAATTCCGGCTACAGGGCGGGCTCAACGAAGAAGACCCGCAGTTCACGCAAAAGCCCGGCAGCGCGGCGTTCCTTCAGAACTACGAGTGCCTGCCCGGCGGCGGATACAAGCGCATCGGCGGGTACGAAGACTGGCCCGGATCGTGGCCCGTTGCTGAGGAGGAGACATACGTCAAGCTGGCCTTCACCGACGGCACGCGCGAGCCGTATCTCGACAGCACTGTCTCTGTCACGCCCAGCTTCCTGTGGTCGACCGTACCGTTGGTTGCGTATGAGGTGACGAGCGGAGACTGGGGGTCTGGAACGGCCGCCGGATGGCTGATTCTGGCGTTTGCTCCAATGGTGGCGGATCCATCGCTCTACCAGCCGGTCGACGGCGACAGCGTGTACATCAACGGCACCACTTACACCATCGGATCCACATACAACGGGGCGCTGCAAGCCGCAGAGCTGTCGGACAGCAAGCACTTGGAGTGGAAAGAGGCGGCGAAGAGCTACTACCGCAGCTTCTCTGGCCCACTGATCGGGTCGGCGGTGGAGCGTCCGCTGCTTGGAATCTTCACGTTCGAGGACGTGCTGTACGGCTGGATCTCGAATCCGGCTGACGTCACGAAGCAGGTGCTGGTCAACTCATCCACCTTCGCGGCGATCACGGCGATGCCGTACCTTCCGTTCGACAACGGGACCGCGGAGCTGCTCCGCGGCGACTCGATCGTCGGCAGCGTCAGCTCTGCGACCGCTACGGTGTACGAGATCAACATCGAGTTCGGTAACTTCGCCGGCCCGTCCTACGCACAGGGTCGCCTGTTCCTGACCGACGTGGTGGGGGTCTTCGTTGACAACGAGGAGATCCGCATCGGGCCCGCAAAACGAGCGTTGGTCAACGGAGCCATGACAACGCCGACGATTTCGAGCGGACTGGAGCTCGCGCGGCACGGCACGATCGAGACGAACTTCTACGGCAACCAGAACCGCAAAGCCATCTATGGTGTAGACGGCTACAACGACCCGTATTGCTTCGACGGAACCTACCTGATGTACTTCAGCAACACGATGACGACGCACCCGAAGTACATCGAGGCGCATCGCAACCACCTGTTCCTCGCGTACGACGGCGGATCGATCCAGAACAGCTCGACCGGACAACCAATGGTGTGGAGCGTGCGATTCGGCGCGAGCGAGCTGGCCATCGGGGATCAGCCGATCGGAATGAAGTCGAACGGCAACAACACGCTCGCCGTAGCCGCAGAAAAGAGCGTCCACATGATCACCGGCACCAGTGATCAGGACTGGAACGTGCGCGTCATCGCCGACGAGATGATCGGCGTCGCCGGAACGCTCGCCGCGGTGGGCGGACAGACGCTGTTCCTCGATACCTCTGGCGTGAGCTGGCTGACGCCTGCTCCGCCTACCTTTCAGGACTACACGACGCAGCAGATCTCGCGCAACGTGCGGAAGACGCTCGACGTCATGGCTCCGAGAGCTATTTTCGGGTTCTCGGTGCCCAGCAAAAGCCAGTACCGTCTATTCTTTGATGACAAAACGTTCCTTATTGCTACATTCTATGCTAACAAGCTGATGGGTTGGTCGAAGTGCGTGTACGCCGACCAGATGACGTGCGCCTGCACCGGAGTCGTGGACGGAAAGGCCGGAGTGTTCATGGGAACCTCGACCGGACACGTCATGGTGTGCGATTACGGGTCGTCTTTCGCGGGAGACAGCATCCAATCGATCGCGCAGCTGCCGTTCTGCTACTACGGGCACCCGGATCGCGAGAAGCGGTTCCACAAGCTGACGCTGGAGATGGAAACCCCGGCCACGCTTGACCTGCGCGTCCACTTGGACTTCGATTACGGCACCGGAGCGCAGACCGGGAACTTCGTCGCCCCCACCGGAGCCACCGGCGGCCAGTGGGACATCTCGCAGTGGGAGCAATTCTTCTGGGACAGCGGTGTTCTCACTGCGCCGGAGGTGAACATCGATGGCATCGGGCGCAACGCCGCGATCACGCTGTACCACGACACCAACACCGCGCAACCGTTCACGATTTCCGCTGGCCTGTTGCAGTTCTCGCTCTACGGGATCAAGCGATGACCGTCCGCCTGTCGGTATGGCGTCCGTACCAGCCCGAGATCCCGACCGGAGCCAGCTCGCTGCCTCTGGACATCCTGCGTAACAACCTCGCCGCGGTGAACTTGGCGACTGCCGTTGGCATCTCTCCGCTGTGGAACTACACCAACTCCGTCACGCGAGCGGAGGCGTCCCCGGGCACCGCCGCGCTGCCGGCGCGCAAGTATTGGTTCCGGGGCTCAGGCAACGCAACGAAGTGGGTGAAGGCCGAGCACACCTACTCCGGGTTCGACGTCACCAAGATCGCGTTCTACTACAGCGAGGACAACGAGGGAACGTACGTCCCCATGCTCGACGCCGATCGCAACTATGTACTCACGCTTGCATACGACACCTTCAATAGTCTGAAATCCACAATCTGGGGCAACCAACCATGAGCAACCGCTTCTACAACTTCGTCAACCAGCTGATCTCTGGGTCGGTCGCCAAAGCGTCTGAGGTGAACGCCGAGATGCAAGGAGCCGAGGTCGGGTTCTCCACCGTGCAAGCCGAGCTGAACACCGCGATCAAGCTCCCTGCCGACGAGAGCCTGACCGATCACCGCATCGTCGAGACTCCCGTACAGCGAGCCGGAAAACTGATGCAGTTCAATTCGTCGGGAGATCTCGTGCTGTCGTCTTCCCTGCAAGCCGACATCAGCGTGTCTCCGTACCGCATCCGCAACCTGCCCAACGCTCTCGCGGCGGACGAGCCGGTCAACCTGTCTCAGCTGTCCTCGTACTCCGCTGGCTTGACTGGCCTGCCGGCCATCGACCACAAGGTTGGGCCGCTGTTGACGGATGGATCCATCGTGTTCTGGGGCACGCCGACGCGCGACATCCCAGACACGGCGACAGTCAACGCCGGCTCTTACCTCGCGTACACCGGGGGGCAATGCCGGTGGCAGGTGGGCGGGCACAACGTGCTGAAGGATCCCTCTGGCAACACCGGGAGCGGTTGGTGGACCACGAGCCTGTCGCGCAACTGGGACCATCGTGGCCCGCACTGGATCAACACCGGAGGCATCGCCGGATCTTTCGATCACAAGCCTGTGACCGGGGGGTGGATAGCGTGCGGAGTCGGGCAGCAGGTAACCGGGTCCGTCCAGATCGACACGACTGGCATGTCTGCCGGCGCCGGCGTTCCCACCTTGCGCTTCTATGACGGAGCGAGCTCGTTGATTGGATTGGCGACGTCAGGAGCTGCGCTCCCGGCTACCGCCAACGCGGTCTACTCTGTCACGGCCACCGCTCCGGCGTCTACGGTCTGGATGGCGTTTTCCGTCGAGTTCTCAGGGGTCAGCGCCACCGCGTATGGTATAATTATCAGGAACATGAAGCTGGAACAGGGCGCATACCCGACCCTGTTCAACGACTTCAACACTGTGTCGCTGCTGGCCGGGGTGACAGAGCAGACGTATTTCGGGGCCGGGTACACGCTCCCGATCGTCACCATCGGCGACGCCACTGCAACCACCGCGCGCCTTGACTTCAGGTCAGCGGCCGGCGCCCAACTGTATGACGCCAAGATCGCGTCTGCCGGTGGCACCAACGGGTCCGCCGGCAAGGGGACGCTGACCGTCACCTCGCTTCGCACCCTGTTCTCTGGTCCGATCGGGTCGCCGGCAGAATACGCCAACGGAAACTCCGGCGCCGCGAAGACGATCGACTTCCTCAATGGCCCGTTCCAAAGCATCACGCTGAACGCGGCCACTCCCGCCCTGACGATCAACAGCACGAGCCTGCCGATCGGGAAGTACCAGCTGCGAATTGTGCAGGACGGTACCGGGAGCCGGGCTCCGACGTGGGTCGGGTTTGCGGCTGCGTATTGCCTCGGCAACGCGCTCCCAACCATCGCCTCGGCAGCGAACGCGGTGACGTTCGTCAACTTCTACTGGGACGGGTCATCGTTCTGGGTATCATCCAACCCGTGGGACTGATACATGAGCACAGCAACGGCCTTGTTCTCGCCCACCAGCGCCTATGGCGGCACGCAGTGGCTGAACGCGGACAACATTTTGATCGAGGACGGCTCCTACGCGTCGGTTACCGTTTCGCGCAGCCTGAACTACCCATACGGATACACCGAGGCGCTCACCCCTGAACTTAGCGCATCAGATTGGCCGGCGGCTCTGCTCGTCGGGATGAACGCTACCGATACCGTTGTTGGCGTCGAATTTGAGGTGCGCGCCCGCAAGTCTCGCTCGGACGTTGACGTCAAGATGTTGTGCTACCTCGACTCCTACTACGATTTTGGCGAGGTCGATCTGTCGTATGACTGGACCGTGCATACGTTCGGGTCGTCAGATGTCAGCGCCATCATGGGCGACATGACTCCGAGTCATTTCACGATGCAGGGCTACTGCGCGCTGTCGGCGCGCATGTCCAGCGGGACCGGATCGGCTACGGTACAGGTTGACTACGTCAAGATTCGGCTGTTCTCAAACGACACGCGCTTCTCTGCTGTGTCGTTCGTTTCGCAGACCGGGTGTCCGCTGCGGGAGTGGATCTACTCGAACGTTATCGACATCAGCGCCCCCGGAGGTTTGAGCCAGCCGCTGTCGTTCATTTGGTACGCAACGGGCGGGTCTACCATAACGCAGGTCCAGAAGAACAACGATGGGCGCTGGTTCGACTATCTGGTTGGCACCTTCACTGACGGAGACTCGTTCCAGCTGCGCCGGATGATCCTGCTTCCGTCCCTCTATAACGAGGGGAACGGAGACGTGCTGTGGTTGCACGGCATGAGTCTTGGGTTCTCTACCATCAGCACCGTCCCAGACCGCACGCCCACCGTGACGCCTCTGGACAAGGTGCTTGATTTGCCAAGAGGGCAGCGCGTCAAATTGAAGACGATCAGGATTGCAGATTGCGATTCTGTGGCTTGGAACAGCGGAGTCGTTGTGATCGACGACGGCTTGTACGGGTACTTTGGTTTGTTGTGGCCATTCACCGCGCGCTACGTCAACGTTTTGAACACGGTAGATGCTGTGGGTCCGTCAGAGGAGACGCACGACGACGTTTACTCGTGGCCAGTCTACAACGGCACAGAGGTCGAGGTGTGGGTAACGACCCCGTCCACCTACGATACAGCATTTGCCGCCGCAATCGCTGGATCGTTCGCGGCGAACTACGAGGTCGCAACGCGGCCGAACGTCACTACGCCGAGCCAAGTCTTTCTGCCGATCGTTGCTCCCGTGGCTCCCGGGGCGATTGCTACGGGATCCATGTTCACCGTAACTGACATCGAGGAGTCGGTTCCGATCACGTTCGCCACAAGCGGCGGCACGTTTCATCAGTACAAAAAGAGCGCGGACCCGCTGTGGTACAACATCGGCGCTGTCTCAGTCGTGGCGGGAGATACTCTGACGTTGCGGATGGTGGTGCCTGCGGTTGGCACTCAGTCGTGCAATTTCACCGCAAAGATCGGCTCGATGCACGTCAACCTGTGCTCCGGCAGCACCGGCGTGGACATCACCCCGGACGCGATATCGCTCACGGCGAAAACGGATCTGATGCCCGGGGTTCTGACGTACTCGAACATCATCACTTTGGCTGGCATCACCGCGGGGCAGCCGATACTGGCCACGATCACACCGGGGTTCGAGATGTCAGTCTCGGCCGGAGCGTGGACGGCAGGGTCGGCGAGCTGCGTGAACGGAAATACGATCCAGCTACGCGCCACGACAGACCTGCGTCCGGGCGCAACCAAAACGTGCGTGCTAACCGTTGGCGGAACATCGTCGAATTGGCTTATCACAACTCGAAACGTAACTACAGCATGGGACTGAGATGAACACATTCGGATCGGTAAAACAGAGGACCAACGTGGTTGCGGCCAAGCCGGATCTCAGAGGGTCGACCGGGGCGAAGCCGCTTCCGGCCAAGATGTCGGCGCCGTCGCCGGCTCCGGGCGCAAAGATGTCGGATCCAGACCCACGCATACTACCGACGTCATCGATGCAGCTGACGAATCGAGCCGGGCAGACGGGCCCGGTCCCGGTGAAGGGGATCGTCAACGGACTGGTGAAGAGAGGCTGACATGCCAAGCATCGCAGACTTCAAGAACGAATTCAGCTGGTCCAAAGTGAAGGACGACGCCACGTTGGCGAATGACTTCAATGCGATGGACGAGGCGACGAAGGCGACGTACGACCCCGCTTACGTCCAGATGTTCAAGGACGCAGCCGCCGCGTCTACCCCAGTCACCGCCCCCGTCACGGGCGTCATCGACAGCGCCACAGCCCAGCCGAAACTGACGCCAGAGGTGGCGAAAGCAACTCCGCTCACCCCGTGGCTGGACACGTTCAAACAGAACAACCCGTGGACCAGCGCCTACAAGACGGACGCCGAGCTGACGGCCGCCCTGAAAAGGACGCAGGCATCGGAGATGTCGCGCTTCAACGAGGCCGACCAGAAAGAGATCCTCGCGCTCATGGGCGGTCCCGCGAGAACATCGATCGATGCGGCTGCGTTCCGCGACAAGTATGGGTGGACGTCGCAGCTCGTTGGCGACGCCGCGCTGACCGCGCACCTGCGTGGATTGACGCCCGCTCAGGTGGCCACCTACACGCCGGAAGAGCAGGCGTACATCAAGAGCCTAACTCCGGCCACAGCGAATCCGGCGACTCCGGCGACTACGGTCGACCGCAATAGTCCGTTGCTTGCCGACGGATCCCCGAACTTCGCGATGAACGATCCAATGCCTGACGGCAAAGCGCCTCCTCGTCCATCGTTCTTCTCTCCGCCCTCTGGCGCGGAATCCGCTATCCTCGCCGACTGGGATCGCCGGTGGGGGACGGGCGCCGGAACTGGATCTGGCGCTGGAGCCGGCGGAGGTGGCGGCACAGTTACTGTTCCCGCGGTCAGCACCGGATCACCGTACGTCAACACCGGCGGCATCGTCAACGCCGGCGCCAACGTCAACAGCAACCAGAGCTGGACGCTCGGAGCAAATGGGTTGCCGAACACGCCGATCGACGACAACATCGACCCGGTCATGGCCGAGGTGCAGCGGAACCAGACCGTGTCCGGGCAGCTGGGCGACATCCTCAAGTCAGGCAACCCGCTGATCGAAGCGGCGAAGGCGAGAGCCATTCAGGCCGCCAACCAGCGAGGGCTCCAGAACACCTCAATGGCCGCTCAGGGCGGAGAAGAGGCGATGAACGCCACCGCTCTGGAAGCGGCGAAGCAAGACTCTGCGACGTACCAGAAGCAGGCGCTGACCAACCAGACGATCGCCAACGAGTTCCTGTCGATGGAGAAGGGCAAGGTCATCGACCTGCAAAAAGCCTACGCCCTGTTCCAGCAGAACAATTATCGCTTCGACAAGGACGACAAGCTCAAGTTGCTGATGCAGGACAACTCGCTGTCGAACGACTACAAGATCGCGTTGCTGAAGCAGGAGGGCGACAAGTCCGCTTTAGCGCAGCGCCTTGAGGAATTGAATCTGCAAAACTCGTTCGACATCGCTCGCGTGACGAACCAGCAGAACTACACCACGCAGCAGAATTTGCTGGCCATCGAGCAGAGCAACTACACAAACTTCAATACGCAGCTGAACCAGATCTTCGCGTCCGAGCTGGAGCCAGACGAAAAGAACAACCGGGCCAACACGCTCGTGTCCCTCTACGCTGGCGGACCCATGCCAAAGGGTTGGATCGCCCCTATCTTCAAGGCGAACACCGGGACAGGCACGGGGACCGGGACTGGTACGGGAACCGGAACAGGTACCGGGACCGGGATAGTCAACATGGTCCCCTACACCGACACCACCAGCGGCGGCCAATAGCATGCTGATTCGGAGGGCGACGTTCGATGACGTTCCGGCGCTCATCGAGATAGGGAAGAGGGGGCACGCCGCAAGCGACAACGCGCGCTACCATTTCAACGAGTCGAAGGCAAAGCTGTTGCTGGCGCAGCTCATCACCGGGAAGCAGACGTGCATTTTCGTCGCTGAGTCTGGAGCCAAGATCGTTGGGTTCCTGATGGGTCAGGAAGAGCAGTATGTCTACTGTGACCTGCGCTACGCGACAGACATCGCGATGTACGCAGAAGAGGTGGGCGCGGGAAAGAAGCTGCTCGACCGTTTCACATCTTGGGCGTTTGATGAACGCAAAGTTGATCAACTGCTCATGGGCGTATCGCACAGGGCAGCGAGCTCCAAGCGCACCGAAGCATTGTATCGCCGCCGAGGGTTCGAGCACGTCGGCGGGATCTTCACCAAACAAAGGGTATCGACATGAGTGGCATTCTCAAGAAAATCGGCAAGGTCTTCAAGAAGGTCATCTCATCGAAGATCTTTAAGGTCATCGCAATCGCGGCGGCCGTCTACTTCACCGCCGGCGTTGCGCTGGCGGCCGGGGGGTCCGCATTCGCGGCGAGCCTTCCGGGTATCACTGCTGCGGGCCAGATGGTAGGTCTGGCGGGCACCGGGGCCATTGCCGCGGAGGCTGCGGTGACGGCAGCGAGCGTCGCCTCAGCCGCCAACATCTCCGCCGGCGTGATGTCGGGCGCCGCAGATCTTGCGGCCGGCGGAATCGCGACCGAGGGCATCGGCGCAACGATTGCCGCTACCACCGCCGGAGACATTGCGCTGGCCGGGGCAGACGCGCTCAGCGGCGCGGCCGAAGGCGGTGGCGGAGCGTTCGCTTCTGCGCCCACCACCAGCAGCGGGTTCGGTGGAGTCGGAACTGATGCGGCGGTGAGCGGCGTGAAGAGCGGCGTCCAGACCGCCGCCAGCGCGGGCAAGACCGCGGCCGAAGCTGGCGGGAACAGCCTGATGACGTGGATGGAAAAGAACCCCGTCGTCTCGAAGGCGGCCATGACGTTCGGCACCGAGGGTCTGAAGACCGGCATCGGAATGTTCGCGCAGAAGAGCCAGCAGGAATCGGCTGATGCTCGGTACCAGCAAGACAGAACCGATCGCGTGCGCCTCAATTCGAGCCCGATACTGACGAACCCAAGTCCGGGCGGACGGTACAACACCGGCGTGGTCGATTCGGTCACGGGTCTAATCACAGGGGCACCCAAGCCATGAAACCGGAAAACAAAAACGTCGCAGCTCAGGCCAAGCAGATTGAGTCCAGCCCAGACGAGCGCGCCGCGTTCGATGGCGAGGAGCCCAACGTCACACCGGAAGAGCAACAGCAATACGACACCATCGTCTACAAAGCGATGGAGATGCTCTACTCCGACGATCGCATCGTCCCCATGCTGGAAAAGCTGAAGGCCGGGGCGAACAACATCTCGAAGGAGATCGGCCACACCGCGGCGATGGTAATGACTTCGCTCGTGCAGACCGTCGCCCAGAGCGATCAGGAGATCCCAGAGGAGATCCTGTACAACGCCGGGCAGGAGGTGGTGTCCCAGATCGTGGACATCGCCACCGCGGCCGGCATCGTCAGCGAGGAGCAGTCGCAGGACGTGGCCGAAGCCGCGCTGTATGAGGGGCTGCGTATCTGGGGCCAGAACATGGGGCGCGACGGCCAGATCACCGACGCCCGCGCCATCGAGGCGAAGCAATCGCTGACGCAGGCCGGCATCGAGCAGGACATCAGCAAGATTCCCGGTCGCGGTCAAGCTGAGCAACCTCCTCCCGCTGGGCCATCGGGTCAGCCGCCCACCCAGCCGGGTCCGCCGCAGGCAGGGCCGCCTCAAGCGCGTCCGCCGCAAATGGGGGGCATCGTCAACCAAGCAGCCGGAGCGCAACAATGAGCATGTCATGGGGTGGGGTCATCGCGAGCGCGCTCGCTGGGGGAGCGGCCGGCGCGATGGGGTCGGTGGCGAAGGACATCGACGAACAACAGAAGTCAGCGATCCAAGCGAAGCGCGACGCCACGCTGGCGCAGCTGGCGCGCGAGAACCACAAGGCGAACGCTCAAGCGTCTGCCGACATCGATCTGGCCCAGATCCCACTGAAGGCCGCCGCCACCAACGACGCCCTCAACGCTGCATCTACTGATGCCAATACGCGCGAGGTCGCGGCGATCAAGGCGAAGGCTCCGGCAATGGCCGAGGCCGCTGGCAAGCTCACCGCGGCGCAAGAGGCCGAGAAGTTCCACACTCTCTCGCCCGGCGTCCGGTTGGTCAAGGGAGACAAGGTCGTCATCGACGGCGCTCCTCGCGAGCTCACCGCGGAAGAGGCCGACTACTTCAACGCTCGCGCCGACGAAGCCCGCGCCCGCGGCAACCAAGCGCAAGCGAAGGCCGACAAAACGGAGGCGGGTTCAGGCGCGAAGCCAGACAAAGTGAAAGCTGAGAAGCCGTTCGCATGGGAGGCCGAGAAGGGGTCGCGTGAATGGTCGCAGGACAAGACAACCGGCTACTACAAGCGGGTCATCAGTGGCAAGGCTGGAGATCCGGGCAGTTCAGGTTTTCTTGGCATGGGCAAGCGTGACCCGGTGCCCGCCAGCGAAGGCGTCACCGAGTATTACGCCCCGGACAAGAAGACCAAAGTGACGTTTGAAGAGGTGGACGCCAAGCGCAACGAAGACTCAGGCAATAAGCCGCGCGCATCGGGCGTCGTAAACACTGGGGCCGCTCCCGCCTCGGCAGACGACCCGGTGGCGCTCGCGAAGGCGGCGTACCAGTTCATCAAGCAGCACCCTGAAAAAGCGGCTGATGTCAAGGCGGCGTACAAAGCAAAAACCGGGAAAGATCTGCGCCCATGAGCAACCCGTTCGACTACCTGTTAGGCGACAAGAGTTCGGCTCCGGCCGAGGTGAACCCGTTCGACTACTTGCTTGCGGACAAGCCGGAAGAAGAGTACCCGGACGCCGCGAGCCGGGCGGCGTCTCGCCCGCAGGTCACCGCTCCGCCGCTCGCCGACACCGAGGACGCCGTCAGCCGCAGAGCAGATGTCAGAAAGTCTGCTGAGCCTCTGACCAGCAGCTTGGTGGACGCCGGCATAGGCGGGCTCCAGAGGGCGGGCGCCGGCGCGCTCGACGCGCTATGGGGTTTCGCTCAGCAGTCTGAGGCGCGCAAGGCAAAGGCAGCAGAGACTGGCATCACGCTTGCTGGCGATCCAATGTCTACCGCGCAAGACATCGCCGCCATGCTGCTCCCGAAGGACGACGCTGGAAGCGTCAAGCGATTCGAGTCGGCCAAGCAGCTGGAGGATATGGCAGAAGCCAACGCGCCGGTGCTCCAGAAAATGGGCGTCACTCAGGCGTGGAAGAGCGATCAATTCGCACCGTGGCTGCTGACTCAGGCTGCGTCCCAGACGCCATCGTACGCCGCCATGCTGGCCACGATCTTGGTTCCCGAGCTCGCTCCGGCCACGCTTCCCATGATGGGGATCACCGCCGGCGGCAACCAGTACGCTGAGAACCGCAAGGCCGGGGTGTCCATCGATGCATCGGGAACGGACGCCACGCTCAACGGATTGATCGAGGCTGCCAGCGAGGGGCTCACGTTCGTTGGCGCAAAGATAGCGGCGCCCGCCTTCAAGGCGATCGTCGAGTCCATCCCCGACAGCATGAAGCGCACGCTGGCCACGTCGTTGATCGCTCGCGCGGTTGCCGGAGTCGGCGTTGTCGCGGGAGGCGGGCTAGGCGAGGGCGCAACGGAAGGCATCGGGCAGGTTGGACAAGACCTGTCGCAAAAATACATCGCCGGGAGAGATCCGGGCGACATGACCGAGAACGCGCTCAGCGCCACCGTCGGGGCGATGTTGCCCGGCGCCGGGTTCTCTGCTGCGGGCATGGGTCGCGCCGCTGTCGGAGACGCGTTGCAGAGGCGCAGCGAGGTATCAGAGGCAGACGCCGCCCAGACCAGCGCGGAATCGAAGGCATCCGAGATGTTCGGAGGAATGAGGCCGGCCGCCCCCGGACAGGCCCAACCGATCCAGCCGTACACCGGATCGCCCACCCCTCCGGTGGTTCCTGCGCTACCGGCGCCCGGACGCACCGTCGCCGAGGTATCCGCCCAACCCCTGCCGGTCACCGAGGTGCCAACGGTAGACCCCGCTCAGGCGCACGCAGACGCGGTTGAGGCGGCCCGCGCCGCCACCGAGGCATCCAGAGCCTCCGCCAACTGGGCGCCGCCTCCTGCGCCCGCTACGCAAGCCGGAGCGGCACCGCAGACCGCGTCGCAGATCGACATCTCTGAAGCCGACCCGTCCGCTTCCATCGCCGCCATCGCCGCGGCACCCATCACGCAGGTGGGCGCGAGCCCGACGTACCCGGACGGCGTCCCCCAAGACACGCACCATAATAGTGCGGGGGATCTGGCCAACACCCTGTTCGAGATCGATGCGCTGAAGAAGGCCGCCAAGACGGCGCCGAAGGAGCAGCGCGCCCAGCTCGCCGCGAAGGCCGAGGAGCTGATCCGCGGAGCCCGCGCCATGCTCGCGGACTACGGCGCCAAGTACGGGTCCGCCGCAGCCGGCAACCTGCACCGCACCGCGGCCGAGACGTTGCAGACGCTGAAGGGTCACTACGCCAGCCTGCAAAAGCCCGCCGTTCAAGTTCCCGGCGCGTCCACGGAACGTGAACAAGTCACGGGCCTGAACATCGAGGTGCCGAGTCTGGACGCGAAGGCGGCGCCCGTCACCATCCCCAGTCCCATCGGGCCCGCCCCCGCGCGGCAGCCGGTGGCAGGCGAGCTGCCGAAGATCGAGATGCCCGGGACGACTCCCGGCGCCGTCCCGGCTGCGTCCGCGGCCGAGGGCGTGCAGCAGATCGCCGCCCAGCAAACGTACCCCGGAAGCGTCGAGGCGCGCGGTATCCACTACGGGAACACCGCCAACCTGACCAGCCTGCTGGGTGGGCGGTACGGAACAGGCGCGTCCATGTGGAACGGCGAGGAGCGCGGCCGTCTCCAAACGGCGCCCGACACCGTCAAGCAGCGGGTCTACTTCTACGAGCACGACGGCATCAAGCTGCCCGAGCCCGAGGGAGTGGTAACGGGCACGCACGCCTACGAGGCGAAGCTGCCGGGCCTGCTGGACGTAACGACCAAAGAGGCCGCGGCGCTGATGAAGGCGGTGCCCCGCGACTCGCAAGGGCGCATGGACCTGAACGCGTTCGAGCAAGCGGTCCACGACGCCGGCTACTCCGGGTACAAGCACGGCAACCAGATCGTCACCCTCGGACGGGAC